TTTTCATCATCATCTTCTACACTAATTTTTTCATCATCATCTTCTACACTAATTTTTTCATCATCAATTTCATCATCTACTCCTCCATTCTGTTTATTTAAAATAGGTTGTTCACATTTACAATTTTCTTCATCAGATGGCATAAATGGTGAAGTAGCAGAAGAATTATCGTTTTTTTTTCCACATCCACAACCCCCGGATTGTTTATCTGAAAATATATTTGGTGATGTTATAGATAAACTTAAATCTTTTTTTGTTGAATTTTTCATTATAATATTTTTTAATTCCTTAAAATCTTCTTCATCTTCCTCATTATCTCCTCCAATGTTTCCTCCTGTTATAGGTTTTACTTCTCCACAATTCAATAGGGATAAATCATATCGTTTTCTTCGTGGCTTGACACTAATATGATCTTCTCCAAATGAATCAGAACGTATTGAATCAATATCAATATCAGAAAAAGCAGTATTTCCTCGTGAAAAATTTATTGTTTCTGTCAAACCTCCACCACTCATCACATTGTTAATAGATTCTAAAATATTATTTGATATAGGATTACTTTCAGAATTTCCCATTATATAAAATGTTGAAGAAAATAATATTAGAATTAATAAAAAAATTTCATGTTATTATTTATAAATGTATAATATTGTTGTAATATTAATAATAATTATAATTTTTGCAATATTTAAATATCATAATAATAATATGGTTTATGTTTTATCAGACATTGATAATAAATATTATTTGGTACGAAATAGTACAGATAAACAATATGTTGCTAATTTATTAGCACGTATATGTGACCGTATTACTATATTAACTAATCATTTATACAATAATAAAGATAATTATCCTGATTATAAAGAATATATTGATTTATTACATGAAAAACTTCATAATTGTGTTATTATAGAAAATTCAAGTGATTCTGAATATACAAGTTATAGTGTAAATAAAGGTGAACAATTGGTTTTTTGTGTCCATTCACGTAAATATTCACATGATATACATGATATTAATTTAATGATGTATGTAGTACTTCATGAAATATCACATATTGCATGTCCTATTTATGATAATCATGGTCCACTATTTAAAAAAATATTCGCATTTATAACTGATCAAGCAATTGGCCAAAATTTATATACAAAAATTGATTTCACTAATTTTCCAACAGAATATTGTGGTATGACTATTTCTAGTTCTATTGTTTAATAATATTTAATAAATATTATTAAAATGTGTTTACCATAGATAATTGGAAAAATAAATTATACTTATTTATATTATAAATGAATGATCCTATAAAAATTATATGGAAATATAAAAATAACAACAAACGAACAAAATATGGGATATATATATTCATTGGTTCTATTCCTACAAAAATAGATAATATATTAAAAAAAATTGGTAATTTAAATTTTTATGATACATTAACAAAATTGGATTTATCAGAACATAAGTTATTAGAAAAATTTTATGGAAATAATTGGTATTTGTATTTTTTTAATACTTATCATATCCATAATTCAATAACATATATTCAACAAAATCCTCTTATGCAAAAAGAAATTATAAATATAGTTGGTAAAGATTGGTATAATGAACATATTGCATTGTTTGTTACAATGGAAAAAAAACTTATTTATAGTTTTTCATCACTTATAAAAGATTCTTTCTTTCGCAAAGAATTAAAAAAACAAAGATTATCCCAAATTCAATCTCCTCCAATTAATGAAACAGAAGAAGATTATGATTATAGAATAAATAAAACTAAAACAAAACAATTTGGAGGAAAAGTTAAAAATATTGACAAAGAAAGTGATGAAATAAGTGATGAAGTAGGTAACGAAGTAAGTAATGAAGAAAGTGACGAAGAACGTGACGAAGAACGTGACGAAGAACGTGACGAAATGGGGGATGAAATAGGTGATGAAGAAAATGAATATGATAGTATTTATGATGATGATGATATTTATGATACTGATGATAAGAAAAAGAAAAATAGTAACGAAGATAGTGATGATGAATATACTGATGAATATGTTGAAAATAAAGAAGAATCTGAAAAAATAGAAAAATCTGAAGAAACAGAAGAATCTGAAGATATGGATAATATTTATAATGTTGAAGAGCCAGATACTGATATTGAAAAAACATCTAATATGATTAAAAAAGCATTAAATGATGATGAAATTATAAATAAACAAAAAATACAATTAATAGAATTTGATGATTCAAAAGATAATGATACATATGATGACAAATTGGCTGAAATATATATTAAAAATTTTGTAAGATCTCAATATATTTTTAAAGATGATACAGTCAAAACTATTAAAGAAAAAATATGTTGTTGTTTATTAAATAATCAAAAATTTGGAAAAAATGTGTATGTTATACCATCAAGACAATATATTTGGGGAGAATATTCGTATAATAAAAAAATTGATAAATTTATGATTGGACAAAAATGGATTAGAAGAAATGAATTATTAGAAATTGATGTAGAACCAAATAATAATATTCGTGTTTATGAAGAATTAGAAGGGCAATTAAAAATACTTCGTGATAATATTAAACGTAATATTAACAGAATTCGTTTTGATGATGATGAATTAAATATTATTTCTGATTATGATGATTATATCACTAACAATGAAATATTTATGATTGATTTTTATAATGAACTAGGTAAAAGCTATTCTTCATCACCGACAAGTGTTAAAAATTTAATTGATGTTTATAAAAGATTATACTTTCCAAAAATTAGACCAGAAGAACTAAAAGACATTATTGATTTTCTTAATAATGAAAATATAAAAATTGAATTGTCTAAAATAACATTAATTGCTGAAACATTGATTAATGATATGATTTATATTAATGAAGTAACAGACACAGTAGAAAAAATAAAACAACAAGGAAAAAGTACATATGATTATATTTTTAAAAAAAATTTTATTACACAATCTGTTATCCATGTAAATTTACGAACAGCAAAAACTAAAAAATTAGATTTATATAAAATTTTTGATACATTTATTGTTAATGAGGAATATCCTTTTGTACAATACCAAACATTAGATGGTACTATAACATACAAACTAGATGAAAATGAAATTCGTGATTATGTTAAAAAAGCAGAATATACTAATTTATTAACAAAATGGTTTGAAAATGCTCCTTATGGTATCAGTATTAAAATGAAATATTTTGATAAAGGATTAATTAAATTTATGGCAATAACAATTAATGAATCAGGAAAATTAGATTATAAAATAATTTGGAAAGAAGAAGATTATGCTACAATTGATGATTTGTATAAATCATACAATTACATCAAAACATTAGTTAAAAAATTAAATAATGAAAATATAAAAACACAATTTTTTATTCCAGAAGATAGTGAATTTAAATTTGCATTTATGAATACTATCCAGAAATTTGAACTACCGAATAATTATATTGTTAATCATAACGATTTATCAGAATTTTCACGCTATTTTTATCCTTATGTTTCTCTTGTTATTGATCCACGTAAACGACAATCTAAATCTAAACATGTATCTGGAAAGAGTAAATTTGGAACATATTTACGTTATAAACGAATTTCACAATATGAAAAACAAGTTCGTATTGAACAACGTATTATTTATTATTTACGTAATTATGAAGTAACAGAACAATCATTAACGAATGAAATAAGTAAACAATTTAATGTTACAACAGAAAAAGCATTAGAAGAAATTGGTAAAGTGAAACAGAAATTTCCTAATATAAGAAAATCACGAAAAGTATTAAAAAAACTTGACATACTGATAAAAAATAAATTGCCTGGTGTTGGAATTGAAATACAGGGAAAAACACGCGATAAATATAAAATTCGCATTTCTGGCGTTCGTAATCAAACACAACTTAATAATATTTTATCCTTTCTGAACATTTTGTTATATTTATATGTTGAAACTTATCTCATTAAAAATCCAGAAAAACAAATTTTAAAAGAAAAATTAAAAAAATTAACAAATATTGCAAAAAGACGCAATAAAGTTGATGAAACTATTAAACAAGAAAAAGAAATGAAAACAATAAAACAAATGGCAGTTAATGATAAAAATCGTTTGGATTTTAAAGTTGATAAAGGAGAAAAACGATATTCTCGTCAATGCCAACAAAGCGGAAAAGACAAAAAACGACAACCAAAACAAATTATGTCAAACAACTTGGATGAACTAATAAAGCTGGGATATAAAATTAATAAAAAAACAGGTTTATTTGAAAGAAAAGTTAAATATAAAAACCAAGACATAACATTAAAAACAATAAAATTAAATGGTTATGATGATGAAGGAAATATATCAAGTAATGAAATTCACTATATATGTGATCCAGAAACAAATGGTGAACATATGTATGTTGGTTTTTTAGTCAAAGGAAGAAATCCAAATGGACAATGTTTGCCATGTTGTTTCAAAAAAAATCCATTTAAATCAGTAAATCAAGCTAAACAAGAATTTTATAAATCATGCTTAACATTTGATAAAGCAGAATTATTACAACAATCTATCGGTGACAAATTATATGTTCTTCAAGATACTAACAAAATACAAGAAGGAAGAATTGGATTGTTACCACAATTTATGGATATTTATTTTAATATTATGACAAATAAACAAAAAACTATTAAACATCATTATTTAATAGAAGCATCCACAGGTTATTTCTTCAAATTAGGTGTTAACCAAGAAAAACAACAATTTATGAATGCAGTTTGCTCATTGTTTGAAACATCTGTTGATACAATTGTTAATAAAATTATTGATATACTTAACAATGATAAAAATGACCAAATATTTACATCACTTAATAATGGTGACATCAAAACAGAATTTGAAACAAAAGATAATTTTATTAATCATATCAAAGATAATCAGTTTATTGATTATGAATCAATCAATAATATCCTTTCAATCCCCAACATTTTATTTAAACATGGAGTTAATATTGTTGTTTTTCAAAAAAAAAGTTATGTTGTTAAAAAAACATTGGAAAAAGAAAAATCAAAAGAAGATTTTATTATTGTTTGTCAAGATTATGAAACAACAGAATTTTTAACAAATAAAAATAAATTAACAGTTTTTATTCTTCAAGAAAATAAAACTTATTATCCTATCATCATGGTTAAAAAATTACAAGATGATAAAAATATAGAAATCTTAAAAACTTTTAAATATAATGATGATAAAAATAACATTGTTTTTCATGTAAACGACCTATACGAAAAAAATTGTTTTTCTTTTGTTGATGATATTGTTTTTAAAAATGAAGCATTAACAGCTAAATCTTATATCCAAATATTCTCCAAACTAAAAAATAAAAATCATCATATTAAATCACAATATATAGATTCACAAAACAAATGTAGATACCTAATTACTCAAAGTGGATATATTATTCCAGTTCGTCCTTCTGGCTGTATTTTCAATATTCCAATCATAAAAACAATTGATAAATTTATTCATTCGTTTCATGATACTATATCATATTTTTCTGATGTTCCTATTAAAATTATAGGAATATTCTACGATAATAAAACAAATGATTCATTTGTTACAGATTCATTGATAACAAACACTCATGACTTTATTCCAATTACACAAATATCTATTGATTTAACAAAAATTAATAAGTTACATTTTATTTATGAACATAAACCTTCATTCGCTAAAATTGATTCTTTCTTACTTAAAAATGATAAATCTATAAAACCTGATAAACGTGTTTTATCAGTTAATTTTGATAAATATAAAAATGAAGGATACCAATTATTCCGTTTTGAATTTAGCAATTTTATCAATAGAAATGAAAATAATAACATTAAAACCCAAATATTAAAAATTATTTCTAATGATTTATCAAAACAAGACAAATCTGTTGAACTTAAAAAATTATTATACAAACTTATTGATTCTAACCTTTATTCAAAATTTATCGGAAAAAAATTATCCAATATTCATGAAACTTCTTCAAAATATAAAAACAAAAATAAAATAAGTGCAGAAAGTGAAGAAAGTGCAGAAAGTACAGAAAGTGCAGAAAGTGAAGAAAGTGCAGAAAGTAAAGAAAGTGCAGAAAGTACAGAAAATGCAGAAAGTGAAGAAAGTGCAGAAAGTACAGAAAATGCAGAAAGTGAAGAAAGTGCAGAAAGTGAAGAAAATGCAGAAAGTGAAGAAAGTGCAGAAAGTGAAGAAAATGCAGAAAGTGAAGAAAATGCAGAAAGTGAAGAAAGTGCAGAAAGTGAAGAAAGTGCAGAAAGTGAAGAAAGTGCAGAAAGTGAAGAAAGTG